GATTCAAAGACAGAGCAATCACCACGACACTGGATTCCGGTGACAAGGAAATGACATTTGCATATCCTGCGTCGGGAGCGTTGGTTGGTTTATTGCAAGAAGAATATTATATACGCACAAAAACAGATGAATTTGTCATAAAAGCAGTTGAAAAGGGAGAACAATTCAACAAATACACTGCCGTTCTCAATGTCGAGGAGTTGGAGGGGACGGCTTTCCCGTATGGCTTTGAATCGGATGAACAGACAATCAGAGCATGTCTTGAGTTTGCGTTCGAGGGTACGGGGTGGCATGTTGGAACATGCACGGTCACAAAAAAAAGAACCATTGACGAGCAGGAGAACATCACGGCGTGGGATGTCCTGCAAAAGTGCCTATCAACATATAGGTGCGAATGTATCATTGATTCAATCAATAAAACGGTGAATATTTACGAAAGAATAGGCAGTGATAAAGGCTGCTATTTCATAGAGGGGATAAACCTCCGAAAAATATCTTTGAAATCCGACACTTATGATTTTTATACAAGAATCTATCCGATTGGCAAAGACGGCATCACACCGGAATGGTTGACCGGAAAAGATTACATCGATAATTTTCAGTATAGCTCCAAAGTCAAGGCGTATGTGTGGAAAGATGAACGATACACCAACACCACAAGTCTGATTGAGGATGCGACGGCAAAGATTGAGGAAATGTCACGACCGTACAAGGCATATACTGCGGAGGTTGTTGACCTTGCGAAAGCGTCAGAGGAGTACAAAGACATTCTTTCATACGGAATCGGAGACACGGTCACACTTGTGTCAAAGAAAACCCGAACAAAAGAAAAACAGAGAATTGTCAAAATTACGGAATATCCGGAAACACCGAAAAAAAATACGGTTGAGATTTCAAATGTACGAAAAACATTTGCGGATATTCAAAAAGAAGCAACGGCAGCAGCTACGGAGGAGGCAATTTCCATCGCCAACAGCAACACAAAAAAGGTGTTGAAAGATGGATATTACACAAAAAGCGATGTTGAATCACATATCACCGCAGCAAAAGACGAGATCAGTTTAGGCGTTTCACAGGTGTATGAAACAAAAAAGACTGTATCGGAGAAAGTTGCAGCAGCGGAGAAGAACGCTAATGCAGCGACCGACGAGAAGTTGACAGAGTATTCCACCACAGAGGAGATGAAATCGGCAATCGACATGAAAGCCGATGAAATCAATTTAGGAGTGTCAAAGACCTATGAGACAAAAACCTCTGTGTCAGAGAAGATCACCGCAGCGAATAAGACGGCACAGGATGCAGCCAATGCAGCGGAGAAGAACGCTAATGCAGCGACCGACGAGAAGTTGACAGAGTATTCCACAACGGAAGAAATGAACTCTGCAATTAAAGTAAAAGCGGATGCGATTGAATCAACTGTTTCAAAAAAAGTCGGAAGTGACGAGATTATCTCAAAAATCAATCAGTCAGCAGAAAAAGTGTCGATAAATGCAGAAAAAATAAGTTTGAACGGAGCAGTGACGGCAAACTCAAATTTTAAAATTAACACAGACGGTTCGGCAGAAACAAAGGCGTTAACAATCACAGGAGGTTCGCTGCTCATTGGAGGAAACTGTGAAATCACCAATGTGGGGAATGTGTTTGCGCTATCGCCGAAATTTTATTCCGGATTGTACATCAATAGTGAATTTAAAATAGGGACATTGTCACAACTCAATTACTCCATGTTACTGGGATATGTCGGGGAAAATATATATGTCGGTGAAGACGGTGGCACTCTATGGGGATATGGATTCACGGCGAATAATGATATATATGCGTATGGAGCTATCGGATGTTTAGGGAAGAAAACACGAATCATACACACCGATGACGGACGGAACATCGAGATGTACGCATATGAAACGGCATCCCCTACATTCGGAGACATGGGAACGGGAAAACTTGACGAGGACGGTCAATGCTATGTGTATCTTGATGATGATTTCCTGCTGACAGTAGAGAGAGACATGAAATATATTGTAATGCTCACCGCAAAGGGAACAGGCGAATTATACGTTGAATCAACAAATGAAAAAGACGGTTATTTTGTAGTAAAAGGCACACCGAAACTTGAATTTTACTGGGAAGTAAAGACAAGACAAAAGGGAAACAGAGACACAAGGATTGAACAGTCTGATATAACGGAAAAAGAAGATATAACGGCAGAGGAGCAGGAAATGCTCAATGAGCAAATGAGAAATCAGATGATGTTACTGTATGAGATGGAAAAGGATGAAATCGAAGTACAGGAAGAACAAAACCGAATAATTGAAAGAATGGAGGAATCAGAATGAGACGAGTTATCACAGGATTCAACGCCACAAATGCAGCACAGGGGCAGCGACTGGGGTTCACATACACGGAAATGACCGACAGCGGAAAAACCACCAGTGACAACAACAAAGGCAGCATGACGGTTTTGAGCGAGGAGGCACAAAGCCATATTGATTGGCTGAAAAAATTCATCAATGACTGGATTGAGGAACAGGGAGAATAAAAGAGGCAGCACCGAGAGGAGGCGAGAGCATGGCAGCGTTGACGAAATTGATAACATACATCAATCTTGAGATGTCCGGAGACACGAAAAGATATTTAGTATCTGTAAAGCAGGGAGACAAGGCAACACGATTCATCATTGCGAAATTACTCAATAACGGTGAAGCGTACACAATCCCGACAGGGTCGAGAGTGGTCATCAATATTGCAAAGCCGGACGGGAAACATGTGTATAACACATGTACATATTCCGGTTCGGATGTGACGGTCGAACTGACAAATCAAGCACTTGCAGCCTCCGGAACGGCGTATTGTGACATTGAAATCCGGACGAGTGACGATTCACAGGTTATCACATCCGCATCGTTCACAATGGAGATTGAACCGTCGCAGAGGAACGACAATGCGATTCTATCAGCGAATGAGTTCACAGAACTTGAGAATCGTGTCAAGGGTCACATTGAGAGTATTGACAGCACGAATGAGGCAGTCAAGAAAGCGGAACAGGCAAGAGTGACCGCAGAAAATGCGAGAGTAAAAGCAGAACAGGCAAGAGCGACAGCAGAGAATAATCGACAGCAGAATGAAAACACCCGCATCCAACAGGAACAGCAGAGGCAGCAGGACACCTCACAGGCGGTCAAGAATACGAACGATGCAACGGATGAATCCAAGAGGGCGACGACAGCCTGCAAAGAGGTCACAGAGCGGGCAGAGGACGCATTGCAGAATCAAGAGCAGCTTGAGGCGACATTGAACACGGCGACACAGATTCGACAGGATGTGTCACAGATGCAGACAGCAGTTGCAGAGGCAAAGAAACAGGTCGAGCAGGACAAAAAGGATATTGATGACACGATTCAAAATTCACTGCTTGCATCAGCAGAAAAAATCCTTGAGAGTGTGCAGGACTATTTCAACCGTGCAGAGGCGTTATATTCGAGCATGTATCTTGATTGTGACGGAGAAACGCCGTATCTGCGAACGGTGACACCGGTATTCATTGACGGAGCAACGCCACAGGTCAGAAATGCGAATGAGGGCGTTGATTTTGACGGAGGAACGCCGACCTCCCGACAATTAGCAGTATAATTCCATGATACTGGAAACAGACGGCGAAACGAACACAAAGGAGTGATTGTGTGATATATTCCATAATCACGGAGCAAAGGAGGTTGAACAATGGCAGCAATCAGACCATGCACCGGAACAACGGCAGACTGGAAAGCAGTTGAGGACACTCTGATTCTCAAGGAAAGAGAAATCGGAGTTGAGATTGACACATCCGGTCATTATCAAATCAGACAGGGAGATGGTAAAAAGAAATTTTTTGACCTGCCGATTATCGTTAACAATGCCCGTTATGAGGAAATACTGACATTGACACAGGGATATATGAACACCGTGAACAATTTCAGTAAGAACATGACGGAGGCGACGAACAGTGCAAACGGTGCAGCAGCAACGGCAAACAATGCAGCGTCGACAGCGAGTGCAGCAGCAAAAGCGTGTCAAGGCATTGTGAACGGTCTCAACACTATGGTTGATACCGTCACAAAGAAAACATGTGTCCTCACGGTTGAGGATGGAATTTTGACGATAAGGGAGGCTTAACACATGGCAAGCGGAGACGTAATTGTAAAAGTAGCAGACAAAGAAACACTCGACCGCACATATGCGAATACAAACGCTATACTGGCAGCAGTCGGGGAAGATGTAAGAATAAAGGGTGTAAAGCGTTACGGAATGAAAATCAACAAAAATGACAGCAATCCGGCGACACGATGCACATATCTTTTCGATGCGGTGGGAATGACACCCGCTGCGATGAATTATTCTGCCGGACGGTTCGATTTTGGAGACTGGGGAAACGTCTTTTTTGTAAAGAACAATTATCCGGCAATGGTCAAATATGACGGTACAGAAGATTATAAACTCGACCCGAACGACCACACAAAGAAAGCAGACGGAAAAACGGCATCCGATGTCTCAAACACGGCATACGGAGGAAATGCAATGAGTGTATTCGATGGCAGCGGTGACAAGGGCAAGATTTGGCTCTCGCAGTTTGAAGTCGGAAACTATGAGTACATGATTATTTCAAACGTCCAGTACGATGAATCATACAACGATGACGCATATGTCAGAGAGGACGGTTCACATGCGGACAAACTCTATTTCCCGATGTTTGGCGGTTCGTATGATGGAACACGCATCCGCTCACTTGCAGGACAGGCACTCATGTATAATACAAACGCATCAACAGAGATCGCAAGAGCAAAGGCAAACGGTGCGGGATGGAATATCGGCTCATGGAGCAAACGAAACCTGTTGAATTGTATGCTCAAGATTATGTCAAAGACAGACAATTCGCAGACTGCATTCGGACAGGGTCAGACATCCGGATATGTTGATAATGCGTCACAGAATTACGGACACCTTGCGACCGGAACATTGACAAACAAAGGACAGTTTTTCGGTTATAAGGACACGACCCATGAGGTCAAAGTGTTCTACATTGAAAAATGGTGGGGCAACCGTTGGGATAGAATCAACGGTCTGTTGATGGTCGGAGGAGAAATTCTTGCGAAAATGACACCTCCGTACAATCTGACAGGAAAGGACTTTGAAAAGGTCGGAATCACATTCACATCATCCGGCAACGGTTATCAGAAAGGAACAAAGTCAAGCAGATTCGGACGCATTGTCAATTCAATAGGTGGCAGCAGTAGCACATACACATGTGACTATTTTTGGTGGAATGCCGGAATTACTGCGGTCGCCCTTGTCGGCGGTAGCTGTAGCAATGGCGAGTACTGCGGTGCGGATTGCTTGGCTTTGAACATTTCTGCGGGCGCTGCGGGCTGGAACGTCGGTGCGTCCGTTTTCTTAGAACAGCCTATCGCTGCGTAAGCAGCAGGGGGAGGAACGGAGGGGGAACGCCTCCGCTATTCCCGCCGTTAGGCGGTGTGGTCGTTTTTAGAAAAATGAATATAGGGATATAGGGTGCGGTGTCGGGCGGTGTTCCTGCTCCCTGCGGTCGCCCTTGTCGGCGGTAACTGTAACAATGGCGAGAACTGCGGTGCGGATTACTTGAATTTGAACAATTCTGCGGGCAATGCGAACTGGAACATCGGTGCGTCCAATTTCTTCTCATATCGGAGCGTTTAATCAAATGCAGCCTATATCCCACGCCACAAGGCGAAAATCATTCCGGATATAGGGTCGGTTGAGTAAGCATCCGCACAAAAACCGATAGGAGATAAGAAAATACTATATGAGAAGTTACAACAACCTATATGAACCAATGTTACAAGACGACTACATAAAACAGTGTTTTATAAATGCATCCAAAAAGAAAAAGAACAGGAATGATGTGCGGGAGGTATTAGAGAACCTCGATGAACACACAGAACTCTTGAAAAAGATGTTGACAGAGGAGTTGTTCATTCCGGACTATCACAAACCGAGCATCATCAACGAGAGCAGCAGCAAGAAAACACGCCGCATATTGAAACCGCATTACAAATATGAACAGGTTATTCATCATTGTGCAATAGGTCAGTTCAAACCGATTGTGATGAATGGATTGTATGAATTTTCATGCGGGAGCATTCCGGGCAGGGGTGTTCATTACGGAAAGAAGTACATGAGAAAATGGCTTGATTCCTACGACGGAAAGAAATTCTTTGTTCTCAAGATGGATGTTCACCATTTCTTTGAATCCATAAACCGGAGAATCCTCAAAAGGAAACTCAAAGAGGTAATTCGAGATAAACGGTTTTATAGATTACTCTGCATACTGATTGAGCATGACAAAATAGCACTCGTTGCAAAGATTTTGACGGATGCAGGCGTTGAGATAGATGCAGAGCAGACGAAAACGCTTGTCGGATGCATAGCATTTGACGACATCTCCGGAGCGTTGGAGATATTGCAGGAAATCGGCATCACAGGAGCGATGTTCGATGAACTGAAAGAAATTATTGAGGAGATGCGAAAAGGCGTTCCGTTGGGATATTTCACATCACAATGGTTCGGCAATTTTTACTTGAAAGCACTCGACCACTACATCAAAGAGAAACTCCGCGCAGAACATTACATGCGATACATGGACGACATGGTGATACTGGGAAAGAGCAAAAAGAAACTACACAAAATACATGCAGCAATCGAAACATATCTGAATGACAACCTCGACCTTGAAATAAAAGGCGATTGGCAGGTGTTTAGATTTGAATATCCGGTATTTGATAAAGGCGGGAATCCGGTACTTGATAAAGACGGAAAGCAGGTCACAAAGGGTCGTATGCTTGATTTTATGGGATTTCAATTTCACCATGACAGGACAACCATCCGGAAATCAAACATTGAGGCTGCGAGACGTAAGGCAAACCATATCTCAAAGCAGAATAAAATCTCATGGTATAACGCATCGGTGATGTTGTCATATATGGGATTGTTCAAACACACGGACACATACAACTATTACATTGATTACATCAAACCAAAAATCAATGTTAAGAAACTCAAGAGGATAGTTTCAAAGCATAGCAGAAAGGAGAACGAACATGACAGACTGGAAAAAGGTGACAGGAACACAGTCGGACAAGCCGGAGGAGGTCGACAGGACATCGTCGCCGTCAACGGTTTACCTGCGTAAGAACATCGAACAGGTGACAAGAGAGGTTGAGGGCAGCGACGGAAAGATGCAGACAGTGACCGAATGGCAGTACGACGAGAAAGAAATGACAGTCAAGGAATATGAGAACATGACACTCATGAAGTCAGTCGTTGAGGAGAACACATCCGGAATCGTCGAATCAGTGACACAGTTTCAGAAAGATGCAGTCATAGACGAATACACACAGCAGTTGATTGAGGAGGGGTTGATTTAGTATGAAAATGCTTGTTGAAAGTCTCAAAAGAATGTACAAAAAAGGCACTCTCACAAAGAAACAGATTTCCGAGCGTGTCGCAAAGGGCAGTATTTCAGCAGATGAATATGAATACATCACAGGAGAAAAATTCTCCGGCGGTGATGCAGAATGAGTCCGCTTGAAATAATATCACGATTGTGTGATGTGACGGAAAATCTATCAGCAATCGTGAAAAAGCAGCAAACAATCATTGAACAGTCGAAAATCGAAGAGGAGGTCAGAGCAGAACTCCGGCATGAGGTAGAGGGGGCAGACAAGGAGATGGATGTTCTCGAATACCACATGCGGAAATATTGCGACAACGACGACATCGAGGCGACAGAGTTCAGAAAGGAGAATGCCGTTGACGATTGAAATATCCCTGTTGCTCTCCGGAGTATCTGTTGCATGTGCAATCTTTTTCGGAATCTGCTCAAAGCAGAGAAATGAGAAGAAAGACACGCAGGAAGAGACGGAACAGAGAGCAACAACCGACACAATGGTGATGGTGAAACTTGAGAACATCGCAGACGACCTCAAAGACATCAAACGGGAATCGAGAGAGAACCGTGAGGAGATGAAAACATTGAGAGAGCGTGTTGTCATTGTGGAACAGTCACTCAAGAGTTATCACAAGAGACTGGACGGAGAACAGCATTCCGACCGATAACAGGAGGGCAGGAAACGGGCAAGAATCAACCTCACAGAAAAGAGGCAATACATGAGAATGACAGAACAGGAACGACGCATCAGAATCCGGCATCTGAAAAGAATGCATCGGATAAGAGAGCGAAAAGAGAGACATGACAAAAAGGTGTCCGGTCTGTTCATGAAACGTGTTGTATTCACTTTGATTCTTGCAGCATTTATCTTTACAGTCGTGATGATATTTGTGTTTTTACGGATGGGTTCAGAGCCGTCGACACTGATTGAGAATGTATTCAGATTTCTTTCGGTTGAGGGCGGGGCAATGGCACTCATTAAGTCCGTGAAAACGGTCAAGGGAACAAAGCCGAACGGAGAAATACAACACAATGATGAACCGGAGCAGAATGACGAGGAGGTACAAGGATGAAATACATCGTCGAGAATTGGTTCGTGATTGTGGGTCTGATTGCGGTATTGGCAGCGGGAGGATATGCGGTATATGTTTTCGTGAAAATGCCGTCAGACAAGCAGCTGAACAAAGTGAGAGAATGGTTGCTTTATGCAGTCACAAAAGCAGAAAAGGAAATGGGAGGCGGTACAGGTCAAATCAAGCTGCGATATGTATATGATATGTTCGTTGCACGGTTCGCATGGCTTGCAAGGGTGATCTCGTTCGAGGCTTTTTCAATGATGGTTGATGAAGCACTTGAGAAAATGAAAAAAATGCTTGAGAGCAACAAAGCTATGCAGGAACTCGTGAACGGTGAGGCAGGTGAGGTCGGTGAAAAAGCTATGTAATTTCGTGATCGGAAATATGCAGATGCTTGTGTTGATATATGCAATCATGGCGGTTGCCGTATTTGCAGCAGTCAATATTTTCTTTTGGAAAATCTCTTTTGATTTAGACAAAGAGATGCGGGAGGAAATGAGGAAATGCGGTGATTGTTATATCGACACGGACGAGGCGAGATTCGGAAAAGCGGTGACAAGGGTGTGCGGATTTATTCTTTCGATACCCGCTGCGTTGATGTGGTGGGGGACACCGTTGATCGTCGGATGCTTGATGCTATATGACAAAATACAGGAAAAGAATCCGGAATTATGCGGATTCACAGCAGATGAATTTGACAAGGAGGAAAACAAATGATTTCAAATTGTGGACATGATGAAAACAACAGATACAGCGGAGGAAAGGCGGGAGACCAGACGAGAACAGAGTGGCGGGTTATAAACTGGTATAATCGCCCGTGGAAATGTGTACTCCGTCATCCGGATGCAAAGGTTAGAAAAATGATCGCAAGCATGGCAAAGGCAGCAGCGGTCAATGACAAAATCGGATATGACCAGTCAGAGAGATACACATTTTGGGAGCATCTCAAGGCATCAAATTACGACCCTGCACAAATCACGATTGCGTGTGAGGCAGATTGTTCATCCGGTGTCGCTGCAATCGTAAAGGGTGCAGGCTACAGACTGGGAAATGAGAAAATGAAGAATGTGAGCATTTATCTCTATACCGGAAACATGAGAGCGGGTCTCAAGGCAGCAGGATTCGAGGTGTTGACAGATAGCAAATATCTGACATCGGATGCGTATTTGCTTGAGGGAGATATTCTCCTCAACGACAACGCTCACGTTGCGACAAATCTGACAACAGGTTCAAAAGCGTCCGAAACATCAGCACCGAGCAAAAGCATCAATGAAGTGGCAAAAGAGGTCATCAACGGAAAATGGGGAAATGGTAGCGACAGAACGAATCGCCTCACAGCAGCGGGATATGATGCAAAGGCAGTTCAAAATGAAGTCAATAGAATTTTAAGATAAC